GTTGTCTTTCAAACCTTAACCTCCTTTTGTGAAAGGAGTTGAGTCCCGCTGCTGAGTAGTAGTGGTAATGGTGCGCACTACTAAAGAGGGGGGGACACTCAGAAAATTCGGTGGGGGCATCAAGTGCCCGCTAATAAAATTGTCACCGGCGGCCGTTAATATCTCCTGGCCGGAGGCACCTCCTGCAATCGCAAGAAGTGTAATATCACCTAATCCAATGCCAGTTTTCTGAACGTTGTCATAGAAGAAGTGATAGGGTATTGTCGATTGAAATGGTAATTCCAATGACAAATCTGGGTTGAGTTGCCCATATGTGTATGCTGATCCGGATGCGAGATTGAACTCTCCTTCGAATAAGGATACAGAAGCTTGTTTTAGAGCCGTCTGGCTCCTGATTTTGACGCGAATATCACCCCTCCAAAACAAGAAGAAGGAGGCGAAATAATAGAATGGCATTGACATACCTGCTGCGTCGGCAGATGATGTTAACTCCCCAAGTGTATTGAGGGGACAAGCTCGGGTTGGCGGTAGAAAGCCCAGGCCTTCTGTTCCCACTAAATTGGGAGACATCGCAATTCCGTATCTTTTCATTAAATCTGAAACCCGATGGCTTGTTTCATCGGTACAGAACCCTTTCTCTATTCCTATTTTGGCTCCTTCTATAAGGGAGTCAAATGGAGTTACAAATGCTGATCGCACGTGTGATTGGGTTGTCATTTCTGCTGGAGGGGGGAAGATAGCTTGATGTAGTCCTGAGAATTGTGTGTCTTCTCCTCCAGCTCGGAAGATTAACACGTCTATGGATGGTTCTTCTCCTTGTGAGGAGATATCATCTAATAGTTCAAAATACAGAAGTGGCACGTCTGAGGGCAATTCTTCGGTTCTTTGCCAATATTTGTTCCACAGATACGGAACTGAAAAATTGGTTATGGTCGGACCATTAATTTCCACAATTCGCGCAAACAAATCTCCCGGATCATCAGTTGGGAGGGTGATTGTTCCATTGAAACTCAAGAAGATCCTAACTCGAGCTTTCAAAAACCCGTTTGCCACGAAATGTACGTAATATTTGATTGAACCTCGCCAAAACATGTGTGCGTGGGCCACACCTCTCAAATAATCCGTATCTTCGCCCGAAGATTGTTCGTCAATTGGGTGCACATTTAGAGCGAAGTTGGGTGTGCTACCCGACATGACTGCTATATGATGCAGCATTGGAATTTGGGCCAACTTCCAAACTGTCATGTCACTAGTATCATCGACAAACACTCCTCTCGTGCTCAACTTCGAAGATGGATTTTGCGAAAGTCGACTGGAATCATCTAACCCCTTTGTAAACGCTAAAGGGGTCCAGCGTTGTTGATTTGGCATAGGGGCTCGGACTGATGTCGGCTTGTCCAGTAAACCTCCTGTTAGCGTTTGAGCCAAACCCACTACAGAATCAGCTATGTTGAAGAAAGGAGCTAACATGCTTGTGACTGATGAGGAATGGTGCACACAATTGACTGATTTTTCCATGTCTTCCAGTGAAATGGGACGTGCTCCAGAGGGAGCTGAAGAGTGATTCACCGATGCTGTTGGTGCTGGACTGTCACTCTGAGTGACCAGGACTGGTCCTGCTGTGTGAACATTTTTGAATTGTGCATATACTGTGAGGGTAAAACCTCCTATTGTTCCTGCTGTCCGGTATGGTGTGAGAGGAGTCAACTTCAATTGACCTATTGCGTTTGCCCAAAAAGAAGGAAATCCTAATGAGAAAAATGGTCGAGGGTGCATGTAGGGTAGGACCAGAAACAGACATCCAGGGGTAGCATATTGAAGGACAACTGCCGACTGGGTACTATCTCTATAAATCTGAGCGACACTTGTGGAACTACATGGATGGAAAGATACCATCATACTACCTTGATGGTAGATTGTGGAAGTGATACGAATGGCCACTTGTACGTCTGCTCTCATGTATGTGAACATCTCTGTTATCTTCGAGATTGCGGCCACACCTAGCAGGGCATCTGGAAATGCCACTGCGCTTCCTACCCATGTGTCATCTACTGTGACTTCAAGAACTTTGAACATTCTTTGGAGCAAGCTGTGGGGCGTGTAATTTTTGTATGGATCTTTAATTTCCAGGGGGATGTCAGAAACAGGTACATCTACTGTAGTAATCGCGGTGGCATCCTGAAAGGATACATTTGACGAGGTACTCGATTTGCCTTCGACGACGTCGGAAAGGTCTTTTGTTACGGGGGCTACACTTATAGTGGTAGTCTTACTTGGATTAAACTTAACGAATTGAGCCATTCAGTTTACATCATTTAAGTCCTCGAATGATAGGGCTGTGATGCGGGATGCACTTCACCAGGAGTATGGAGTCTAACGCTGTGTGCCAGCGCCATCTATCAATGCTCCAGTCCTTTCCAGGCTTCGCGTGGAATCGGACGGCCCGTACTTAACGCGACGGGCTGACGTTTCGTAGTTTTTGGTCATTGCGGACACGCTTGTCTCCAGTTTAAAAACCGGAGTAATGTATGGCGAACAAATCATTGTACGTTTCCTTCCAAGGCTGTTTCGACAGTCTCATCAGATAAGGGTTTAATGTTGCGACCATTTTATTAAAATATTCTTCTCCATGGAAGAAACTCTCTTTAATTGCTGCATGAATATTTATAACTTGTTGGATTTCATCAGGATTGTCACCTTTCCTGTACCACATAGCCATGCTTTCGATTGTTCCTTTTGCCAAAGATGGCATAACAATCTCTCCTTCTCCCAGAAGATTTCTCTTCAAATATAGAGCATCGATCTCCTTATCGAACTCATTAATTTCCAAACTTTTTGTTGGACTAGTACTCCTCCAACCAATCATTTCCAAACGCGCTGCTGCTATGGTTTTACCGTTAAACCATGGCCGTACTGTTTGCTCCACACCGATCACTGAATCGTCTCCATAAAAGGAAGCTTCGACGGACGTCTTCCATTCTTTATCGGGATCGTTTCTCTTTGCTAACTGTTTAAAGATTCCACGATGTGCTGCACTATTTTGTGCTGAATTAAGGGCTGCCGTTGCTAAACAACCTGAGCACATAATCAACATCAAAATCACCACCGAACCTATGAATACCAGGGGCTGGACACTGGCTTTGAGAGCTCCTCTCAGAGCCAAATGATGTTCTCGATCAATGTGAGGCATGCGATATTTGAGTTCATCGGACAGAGCATCCATAAAACCAATCATGTAATTCAAATCGTAACCATCAATATCTGATGATGTTATTCCGTCCTTTCCGTGTTTACAAATTCGCTTTGAGAGTAAACGCCAATCTGAACTAAAAGGATTGATTCCAATTGCCACATCGCTTGCGACTGGATTGCACTCAAGGGCTGAGATAAACCCACCTAGGACCATTCGGTGCACTACCAAATTAGCTACGTCTCCTGCATAAAAAAGTCTTGAGTTTCCTTTTTTGACTCGGTCTAGAGGACGCTTTTCATCCTTCAAGAGGCCCAGGGATAAAATCGGTACCATTATTCCCATCTTTAGACACTCCAAGATTCTGTTGATCTGTTCCAGTAAGACTTTCTTCGGTCTAAGGTCACCTTCTTCTCCATCAAAGAGATCGCGACGGAGAATATTTGCTTGAGTGTAGCCTACTCCTGCTGATGTGTTCATAGCCATTCCTGGAAAATTGCCCCATTCTGCTATACCATTAACGGCTTGTTTAATAGTTAGAATCCGAACTCTATTCCACTGAAAATCCTTATGAAAAATCCCATCATAAGCGTCGTGTTCACGCAAAAATGGAGGGAATTCCTTGAGTGCTTTCTTTTCAAACTTCTTGAAAGAAACTGTTAGTGGATCGATATACACTCCTTCTTCGTCGTGAAAAGGTCTGAGTTTCGCAGGAGCTTCTTTCTTCTCAAAGGGACAATTCGGATCCAAAGAAACAATACTCTCCCGCAGTTTTGTTTTGGAAGGAGCTGCCAATTTCACATTTATCTTACCTACCACACGCATGCCAGGTGGACTCAGACCTTGTTGATACTCAAACTGCAATGGAACACAATTTGACTTGAACTCTTTTAAGAGCGCAGGATCTGGCAACACTGGATCACAAGCCGCTTCAGTTAGCAATTCAATGTCGAAGGCATCGAGATCTTCGGCAAACAAAGGAGCAATGCAGGACTGCATATCATTTCCAGCAATGTGAATGCCAGCCAAAGCTTGAGCCCCATTCATGTACAAATAAGGCAGTCCACAAAAGCCTCTATGTCCAGCTACTGGTACAATGATCGTACCTTTATAAGACATTGGTCCTGTGCCCGGATTCTTAACTGTTCCTGACCATTCCGTACCAGAACCAGCGTGCATCACTACAGGTATTCCTTCTTCTGTAAATTGCAAACGAGCTGTTCCCATAGTACCTGAAACTGGTGCCTTCTTTGGCATATGAGAACGAATGTCTTTAAACAACTGTCCAGTTTCTACTCTTATGTAGGCCAAATCTCTCTCTTTGAAAAACCTAATCTTATCTCGCATAAATTTGGCATCTACTGTGACTGGTTTTGGCTGGGAATTAGCCCACAATAAAATCATCTTCACCACTGGGTCTTTAGGATCAGCAAAAGGATGGGAAGGTATAGCGGCTATGGTTCCTGTCACAAAAGTGGCAAAGCAGCTCATGATTTTCCCACTCATTGTGATAAACTCAATGGCATCCACATTTGTTGCTATTTTCATCAACACTCCATCTGAGAGAGAAGATTGCGTTTCCATCTGTTTCTTGTTCTGGTACTCGCGAATAACTCTTTTCTTACCTCGAGTTGCCCGCAACACTTTGCGGGACACTTTTTCCAGATGTTTGTCTTCGGATTGAGTTTCTAGGTTTTCTTTGACTCCAAAACCCAATTTTCCTAGCATGTTCCAAATCAACTTACATAGGCCCATTAATAGACCCAAGGTTCCTACTAGAGTCAGCCAGAAAGTGGGACTGTAAACTAGATCTTTCAGCGCGACTTCCTCTCCATGTAAAACCAAGCCCATCCAACCGCTCATGAGATTGTCAAAAGGCTCATAAACCGGCATTGGTCCTGAAGCTATACCGTCTACCACTTCAGGATCCATAGTAAACGTCTTGTGAGTGCCTTTGATCATGAAGGCTCCATGATTAATAACTTTGCCATTGTCCGTATGTTTCACATGCGTTTTGAAAACAGCACATTCTAAAGTTGTCAGGTGCCTGTTGTCTCTAAAAGGAAACAACATGTAACGATAGAAAATGGGTACCGTCGTCAAAAACGACCCTTCAATTGGTCTAATTCCCAACAACATTCTCTTGAACATTTGGAATGTTGGTTTCTTTAAAGAAGGTGAGTGTCTCTTAAGTTCTTTCAAAACATCGGTGTAGCATTTAAACCCAGCTGCATAGTGCCATAAATCTGACATGGTTATAAAATAATGAAAGTTCGATTCATCAATAGTTCCATTCGGGAAAAAATTTGTGAAGGTTTTGATTTCTGCACGAGTTGGCGGCTTACTCATTTTCGCAGCAAAATCCGCAACTGTGATCTTATTTACGCTCCGCGGGACGAAAACAGTGGGAACCCAGTCCCATAATCCTTGAGTCACTATATCTTGAACTTGATCCACCTGATCTGTTCGTGTTGGGCCTGGTGGATAAACTCCTGCTCCTCCGTCTAGACCATGGGTTTCAGGTTGCGGAACGATACGATGGCCTAATGTGGCTGTGTAATCTTTGATGAATTTTCCATTTACCATCTTGTACTTGGGAATAACTTCAGGAAGAGGAGCAGCTTTGAGCTTCGCAAACTCCAATTGATTGTATTCATAGGCTGCCTCAATTCGACCGAGTAAATCAGCCAAATTTCCTTTTTCAAAGGAGTCTTTCCCATTTGCTGGACGAATGGGATCATGAAAATGGAAAAAATAATCATCCCCGTCTCTGCGTTTCAGTTCTGCTACTATTGACCGTCTGCGCCATAGGGCAGTGACATCTGAAATCTTCAAGTCAACTGGATAGGGTGTAGCATTTGCAGTTGTAATGAAGAAAGAACTTGTGAAATAGTGTTTTCCTTTATCTTCAATGGCTGCAGATACTAAAGGGTGGGGTTCAGTATTGACTAACTTCAAAATCAAAGAACAAGTCTCATTTCTCACCTCTGGGTCTGTGTCCGTCAAACACTCTTCCAATGAAGTAATGTCTTGATTGTGCCAGCCTGAAAAATACTGGTCTTTCATATTAAGTGGAAAGACATTTCTCGGATCATATTCTTTTTGCAAGACACGCTCGCAACAAAATCTTTTTAATCTCTCCATAACGAAAGATTTTCCCACTCCAGGAGGGCCTGTTATAGAGATCCAAACGGGCTGAACTCGTGGGACGGGGGAAAAACTAATCTTGTGCGCGGATTCGTACAGATCACGAAACTCACGCACTGATGCATCACACATCTCAAAAACTGGTCTCGCTGCTGGAAGTGCGAGACTTCGACAAAGAAGAGCGATTTCCGTCAGCTCTTCGAAAGATGCAATAATCAATGGAGAATTGATCGCTGTGAGAGGCATTCGTTTTTCTTTTTTCAATTTCTCCACCGCATCGATGTACCGTTGTTTTGATGTGAATAAATGGGTAGTAGTTTCAAAAAATGGCTTGCCTTGTGTCTTCTCACAGACAAAATCGACCATCCGGGACATTTTACCTACTACAAAATCATAGAGGTACTCAATTGAACGCAAATTTGTTCCCATCTTAGCATATTCTGCAACCCACTTATTGACCGCTTTGGGGGGTGCTCCAAAAATCGCTGAAGTAAACTCGAAGGCTTCTGTTACGCCTTCTACTTTATCTGCTTGAGTTGTCATTTCATTGACAACAATTCCTGTGTCTTTCGTAAACTGTGCATAAACCCAGGATCTGAAAGTGGTCATCAGAGTAGAATTAAAGATCGAATAAGCGATAACTATCAAAGTACAAGCTATCACCAATCCTAGCATTACTTTTCCTATTGTGGTCTTTAGGAAAGCAAACATCTTGTCTACTACTTTCTTGAAAGTCATGAAAATACTTTCCGTGGAAACATCGGAAATGACGTCTGCTAAGGACGATTTGAAAGTTTCTATGAACGTTTTCTCTGTCTTGATCTCATGGTACCCAGACTGGGTTTCCATCTGCTTCTCGAAATTGCATTGAGTGTCACAGATCGCTTTGCCGCAACCATGTGACTGTCGCAATAGTGTCTTCACATAGGACACCGGAAAAGTTCCCGGTTCATTGTAGCCGAAGACTAGCCATAAGTCAGTTTTGAACGTGGACAGGTACGACAAAATGATACGTCGTTCTCTCGTCAAATGGTCTGGGACCACGTCCAAGTGTTTGTTTTGCAGAACGCGGAGTTGTGGAACAACTCCGCACTTAATGTAGCTCAGGAGGGCTATCGGTAAGTATGTGTCTCTCACTTCTGGTTTACAGGAAAGGTAACCAGTTGAGTGGATCATTCGAACCATAATTTGTGCTGCCGTATGCAGGTATTTATGTTTTGGTTCATGTCCTTTTAGAGTACAATATTCTTTAGTCAACGTCTTTTGAGCTTCCGTTAGACTAGTAATTCCTTGTTCTGTGCTCCAAGCTCTGGAGTCTGTTACGTCTCGAACTAATTGTTCGAAATACGCTTCACAATTTTCAAAGTCGATGCGAGTAGTAGGACTGTGTCCTCTAACTTGTCTTGTACGATTCTTTGTTGTGGTTCGTTCGCTTCCTAATGAACTTCCACCATAGTAGTGGGAAGTCGAACTTGTAGGTTGAGTAATGCCAGGTGGCACCCGAGACGCCTTACGTTTCTGATTAGAAACTGGTCTCGGTTTATTAGGATTTTCGCCTAGATCTCCATCTCTAATCACAGGTGTGATTTTTGGTTGGAGGCGATCTCCTCGGGACTCTGCTCCTCGACTCTTTGAAGAGGAATTTGCAGTCCGCTCGTATGGACTTCCAAGATCGGAAACGAGCGGGAAGGATTGCCCATCCTCACTAACTAGGTGAGAAATAAGGGCGTTGTGTCGCGATTGAGTTGCAATCGAGGTGGACGAGGGGGTTGGTTGTTGTTGGGCGGAAAAATTCATGATTAATTGTTCAGTTATTCACCCGGGCGCTGCTAACTGACTTGAGTAATGCTCAAGCGCGCGGGGATGCAACCACCTGCTAACAGTAGGACCATGTGTCCTTTCTATTCGAAACAAAGGGAAGATGTAAGGGCCATTTTGGCTTAGTACATCCGAAAGATACCAATTCGTTTTCTTTGTCTGGTCAAAAGGGGGGCATGCTCCCAGAACTTCATCGTTAATAAGAGAGGCCAAACACTAGATACGGTGATCTAGTAGAAGCGTCTTAAAAACTCAGTATGTTACTGATTTAGTCTAGGTTAAGCTGACGCAGCAGTCGGCTGGTCGAGTCAATTTTGTCAATCTTAAAGTGATGTTTCGGGTCAGGGAACCCTAGCATGTAGAAGAAACCATGATACAAATATTGCAAAAAACTCCGTAAGTGGAGGGAACTCTTCCCACACGTAATAACTTACATGTGAGGGGGTGTGATATACGAGGATAAATCACAGAAAATATATCGTTTTTCTGTGAAGTCGGTTTTTGAATTACGGGGGATAAACAAACACTAGTAATTCGCTAGTGTTTGAGTTGCTCTGTTTTCTTTTCATAACAGAAGTAAATATTGGAAAAAACGGTATGCTTCATGAGCTATTTGCACGACAAGACACCTTAGTAGCAAGTTGGGTTGTGTCAAGTCTATAAGTCTACTGTACCGAGAATTCTCTGCAAAAGAAAATCCAATAAGTCCATTTGATCAGAGCAATGGGGGCCCTCATTCCGCGTCGAACTAAACCGAGTGGCGCGGTCGAAAATATCCGTTTCTTGAGGCCATCAAGAAATCATCACATACTATTCCTAAGATTAGATTGTTACTAACAGATGTTAGAGGGTTCATATCATAGGAAATCAATCCTTAAATTTTTGTTTTGATCAACAAAAGTCTAAAAGTTGAGTATTTTCTTTCATTCTAAAGAAT